ATTTCCATAAGGAAGTCGTTTACATCAATGCACTCGACACCAGACTTGTTCTTCAAGCACTGAGCCATCTCAGACAAGACTTCCTTCAGTACAGATCCCTTTGGAGCCAATCTTGAAAGAGCTTCAAAGATAACAACTTGAGTGTTAGCTAGGCTCTTGAAAGATGCTGGGCTTTGTAGATTTTGAATGTTCACTCCGTACTTTTCATTGATTGTATCAATAAAGAGTTCTTTCACATCCTTCTTATATTCAAAGATCCTTGATGCGTAGCTTTGGATGTCCTTCTCAGATACACCGATACCATCAGCGTTTGCAAGGCAGTTTGTGAAAGTATTGAAGAGGCTTCTCTTGGAAGCAAGTGAGAGATAAGGAACTTCCTTCAGGGCCTCAGACAAAGCCCCAACAACGGCCTCGTCACTTTCAAAAATCATACTCGCAAGTTTTCTAATTGATGTGTTATCAGCCCATACAGTGTCAAAGCTTTTCTTTGATTCGAGTAGTTCACGCTTAACAAGCTCTTGTCTACAAATCATTTCGTAGATAGACTCGTTAACACCATTCTTCAAGGTATATGAACGGTTCTCCTCAAGCTCCTCAAGAGTTAGCCAAGGGAAGTTAAAAGCGTTTGAAACTGCGTTAGAGAGGTTAACAGCATTGCGAACCTCTGGAACTGAAGTAACTTTTTCAATGTTTTCTCTTAGGAAGTCCTGAAGCTGAGGAGTAACTTCCATAAGCTTTTGGAACTGATCAGACTCAAGAATCTGCTCTACTTGAGAAAGCTTTTCACTTTGCTCTATTAGTCTGTTTTGAATAGAGGAAAGCTTTAAACGATTCTCCCAGAGTGAAAGAACATCATCAAATGAGCTATCGGCTGTAGCATACTCTCCGTAATGCACACTTTCGACAAATGAGTGAATCTTCTCATTAACAAAGTTATCAAACTCTTCACCATTCTGGAATACAGAAGAGTCTCGAACTTTGATGTTGTCGATACCGATGTCTTCTCCAATGACATATTTTCCGCTGATAACCTTGCCGCTATTAGTGACATAGGATACTTCAGAATTGGCACTGTCAATTGAGAAAAGACTGACGTTCTCTCTCAGTGATCTACCAATGCAGTCACCCAGCTTTACTAGGTGTGTGATTGTTTTATCTCTCTCTTCGAATAAATTAGAAAACATTTTTATCTCCGTTATGTGGCCCCGAATTATATAGATTCTTCGGAGTTAGTGATTTTTGCTTTTTGCTGTTGTTTTTCTACAATTCGTTGTAGCACTTCTTTGGCTTTTTCATCAATTGCAGTGTCAGCCACAAATTTGAGTGCATACTCTACACTCTCATTGGCTGTAGGTGGTACGTTTTCAGCAGGCTCTTGTCCACCCGCCTCTCCTGGCCCAGGCCCCGCACCCATGGCTTGCTGATCCTGTTGTTCCTGTTGTTGTTCGCTCTCTATCTCCGATTTCATTCTACGAACTTCATCATCGGTCATATCGTAGAACTCGCGGTAGATGCTCTCTTTTGAGAACAGGTTGAGACCTTGGACAGCCTGGATAACTCTAGTCTTCTGCTCATCAACATCAAGCTTGCGCTTTTCTGACATATCAGAAGGCTCAGGTAATTTAATTTTTAGATTTTTGATTACAGAAGCAGGGAACCCTCGTAATTGAAGGTGTCTCTTTGCCATGTTTTCCAACCCAGTTTCAACATCAATCTGGACTCGCTGAATAGTTCTGGCGAACTTAACATCAAGCTGAGATAGGTTGGCTTTTCTTTCTGGTGATTGATCCTTTTCTACAATGTAGTCTTTTGGAATCTTCAAACCAGCAAGTAGCTTGTCTCTGTAGTATCGAACGTCTTCGATCTCACCAAGGTTAGTAGCTCCAGGTAGAGTTTCGATCTTGGTGCCTCTACCATTTTTAGTTGGAACGAAGAAGTCCTCGTCCATTGACATTGGGTTGTATCTTGAGTCCACTGTGCCCTTTGGGCTGTTGTAGAACTTTTCTTTCTTGAACTTCTGCTTAAGACGCTCAATAAACATTTCAGCCTTGGAGGTTGGAAGGTTGCCAGTGTCTACATAAAAGATTCTACGCTCAGGAGCACGCGACAAACGGTAAATCATCATCGCGTCTTCCATCATCTTCAGTGATCGGAATACTCTGTGGCAGAGGGCTGCAATTGATTTACCATAGGGATAGAAGATTGGATCTGAGGTGTGTAGACGGAAGTGGACAATTTGATTTTTATCAAGCTCAATGTACTTGACAGGACGATTTACATTAGATTGACCAACTTCAGCGTACTGGAGAGACTCCATGTTAGGGATCTCTTGGAGGAACTTCTTTAGATAACCAAACTCGTTTTCAACACGAAGAATCCAGTTTGGGTTAAGAATCTTGATCTTCTTTACGCCTTCCTGTGGCTTGTTAACATCTAGGATAAGTTCAGTAAAGCAATCCCCGTATTTTACAGTATTTCTGATAATATCCCAAAGAAGCTTGTCTAATCGGATGGTGCCGAAAAAAGTTTCTACTTCATCAACTACCATATCATTATCAGACTTCACAGTCCACCGCTCACCCCTTAGACCCCGCTGAGTAGAATCATCAGCATAAATATCAAAAGCAGCACCAATCTCTGGGTACTCGTCCATCTCTTCGTAGTCTTTGTATCTACGCCTACGGTTGAGTTCTAGCTGAGGAAGGATTGGATTTCTGCTCACCCCACCCACGGCAGGAGCGCCATCTACAGGCTCATCCTTGATAACCTCAGTTGAGATAATCGTGTCTCCAGTCTCAGGAGTAACTTTACTATCAATGGCAGCAGCAGCGGGAACTTGCGCTTTTGTGGCAAAGAACTTAGCAAAGAACTTTCCTATTGGTCCTGTTGGTGTATAATAAGAACCAGCCCTGTTTTCAGTTCCACCAAAGTTGGTGTAACCACTTTCTTCAATATTGTCCTCTACTTTATCAGCCATTTATAATCTTCCTCGGTTATTTGTCCAAACCCGTTTTTCACTGTGTGTTTGTACATTTTTGAAGGGAGGGGTAAACTCTCATCATTATTTAGTCTAGTTGCAAACTCCATGGGGGTGGAATCGAGCAAGTTTTTGTAGGTATGGACTGCCAGGGCTAAACTCATGACCAAATCATCGTGATGATTTTTCTCAGCCTGAGGCTTGCCGTTATCTGAAATAATGAACGTCATTAACTCATCGTAGGTTCTTGTTGAGTTAATTTTAATCATATCAGTCCTAAGAGCCTCTTCTAGTTCAGCCAGAATACTTTCTCTATTTTTGGCAGTAACCTGAAATCCCAACTCACCCTTATCGTCGGCCCACAGGTTTTCATACTCATAAATATTATAAAGCCAGTCGATAAGATTGTTACCTATCGTGTTTCTTTCACAAACTATCGAAGCTATATTATATAGCGTGCCTTCGTTAAATAGTATTTTAGCGAAATCGTTAATGGCGGTGCGGTTAGAGTAAAACTCTGCCACTTGCTGCCCGTTGTACATATTGATTATATGGAAAGCTGAGTAGTCCCTGTCCCTACCCAAGGAAGTATCACACGAAATCAGGTACGAGTAATGGGGTTGAGGGTCCTGCCAAACGCGCATACGGTTGTTGTACTTGGTGTAGTATTTTTCACTAGTTTGTAACGAGATGTTTTTAAGAATCTCGCCCTCTACAAAGGTATCACCAGTTCCCAGGAAGCTACACTCATACTCTTGTAACCACTGCTTAGTAGGCATGTTGGCCTTAGTGATCTGTTCCCATTTGTGGATGTCCAGACCCTTCTCTGCCATTTCGGCATAAAGGTCCTCAAAGCCTTCTGTGAAGCTATACTCTGGATGCTCCTGCCAACGGATATCAATGGCATTAAATGAGTTTTCCCCTACAAGCGAATTTTGGTAAACTTCATGATACCAATTTCCAATGCCGTTAACAGTAGAAAGAACGAAAGCACGACCGCCTGTAGAGATAATTGGATAAACAGCAGCCCAAATAGTATCAATATTCTCAATGAACGCAGCCTCATCAATAATCAGAAATGATCCAGCAAGAGAACGACCTGACTGCTTCCCTGATGGCCTGGACTTAATAACAGAGTTTGTTTTAAGTTTTAGTGTGTGTTTGTTGTCTTCAACGATGCCTGGTTTTAGGAAATCAGGTAGCTCGTCATACATGAGCTTAATACGATCAAGAACCTCGGTAGACTCTGCATCACCCTTAGAGAGAATAACCACCGACTTGTGCTTTTGAAAGATAATCATCCACAGGCTGTAAGCAGCAGCGATAGTAGTACATCCAGCCTGTCTGAACTTACGAAGAATATTAAACCTGTTTCTTTGTAGCTCTTCAAGGATTCTTTCTTGGAATGAGTAGAGTTTGAAGGGAACTAGACCTCGAACAGGGTGAGTAACTTTGATATACCTGGATATAAAGTAAGAGGGGTCTTGAGAGCATTTCTTGAACTCTTCTAATAATTTTTTGTTTTCCATAAAAAAATACTTGGCTCTTGCATATAATAGTATATGTCAATACACGCTATTATATGTACTAGATCAGCAGATCAAGTTACTGCTACAACAAATAAGCTTTTGAACTTTTTGTCTGGCTGTGGTGTTAATGTAATCTTGATGTCTAAGGCCAAATCTATATTTAAAGCTTATAAAGGAGCTTTTGAGCGCATTAACCCAGATGACGATGATATCTGTATATTTTGTCATGACGACATCGAAATTCGAGAAATGTGCGCTAAATTTTTAGAAAAGCTCCAAAATCTATGCAATTTACCTGAGACTGGGTTTGTAGGGCCAGCAGGAACTACTTATTTATCTCCAAATGCAGTGTGGTGGGATCAAGATGTGTGGAAAGCAGGGCTACACAGAGGTAAAGTATCCCATATTGACCAAAATGGCAAGGAATATGTGACTGAATATGGTCCAGCAGACGATGTAGTGGCTCTAGACGGCTTATTTTTAGCAGCAAGAGCAAAAGTAGTGCGTGATATTGGCTTAGATAAGCCAGAATACTTCGAAGGTGAGTGGGATTTCTACGATATTCACTATACAACCACTGCTTTTGAAAAAGGATACACAAATAAAGTGATTGATATGGATATTTTACACAATTCTAGAGGAGAATTGGTAGGAAGAGACTCCTGGCACAAGAATAGACTCGCATTTATTGAGAATACACAGCTTCCTATCAAGATTCAACACTAAAAATTAACCAAAAATAAGGTTTTTAAACGCATAAAACATAAAAAAACTCCTTGGTACTGTTTTATACCAAGGAGTTTTTATTAAATTAAACAAATAATCAGTCGGATTTCTTTGTTCTACGCTTACGAGGCTTGACTACTTCTTCGACAACCTCTTCAACAACAGGCTCAACAACTTCTTCTACTACAGGAGCATCAGAAATTCCAAGTCTTGCTTTTAAGAGTCTAGCATGACCCGTGTTGGGTCTAAGTCGTGCAAGTCTAGCTTCGGCCTTTGCGCGGATTCTTTCTTTGTGGTCCATTTTCTACTCCTAATTGTTTTTTAGTTTCTTGGCTTGTAAACCAACGAACTTCTTTTTTAGTTTCCCCGAGCTTTTCAAAGTATTTAGGATCCTTGTTACGAAATCCTTTGTTCTTTCTGCGTGGCCTGGAGTGTTTAGTCATCCTAATTTAGAGGACTTTTTACGAACTTTTATCTTACTCTTCACATACCATGGGGACGCATGGCCTTGGCAGTATCTCTCCGCGCTTGGCGCGCAGCTCTATCGGATACACTCTGTCCGCCTAGATCTACCCTTTTCTTTTTTCGTTGTGCAGCTAATTTTTTCGCTGTTTTCTCCGCTCTTCCCCCTGGATCAACTTCGTAAGTAGGCTTATTCTCTTGCTCGTTTACAGAGATTAAAGCCTCTGCTAAGGTGTCTGCAAGATGAATGTTTGCCCGTAAGTAAGCGTCTTCTAAGTTAGTCATAATATACCTCTGAATTTATATAGGAGTCCCACAAAAGTTCTAGGAGTCCCTGAGTTTATATAGGAGTCCCTGAGTTTATATAGGAGTCCCTGAGTTTATTTTTTATAAAAATGGGACTTGAAAAATACTAGGAGTCCCTGTATATAGGTGGGTTTGGGGTTTGTTAGGAGTCCCGTTCACGCGATATTTTCCGAGATTGTTCTTGCATTTCGCTGAGGGTGTGGTATAATGCACACATGAAAACACTCCTGATGATGATCCTTCTCGCTGCTCCCTGCTTTGGTCAAGCCCGAGAGGCTATCGTGTCCAAGGATGGGAAAGCCAATGCTGCCCTGTTCGATGACGCAATTCAGGTCAACGTGCGCTCTGAGTGCCAGGCTGAGCTGGTCCCTATCATCGCAGCTATCAGGTACGCTGAGAATGGTCGTGCTGGTCGCGAGTATGGCATCCTGCATGAGCGGTGCCCCGACACCTATAGGGGTCAAGCTGGGTGGTGTGCTGCCACTGTCCAAAAGAACTATGACCGATGGGTCAAGGCTGGCTCTGAGGGTGAGTTTATTTCCTTCCTAGGTGCTCGTTACTGCCCCCTCGATGACCCGAGGGATAGGGATGGGCTGAATCAGCACTGGATCAAGAACGTGTCCCACTTCACCAAAAAATTCTCAAAAAAGGGTTGACAAACCCCCTTCCCTGTGGTATAATACACGCATGAAGCGATTCACCTACAGCCAAAACAACAGCGGCGGCGTTTACGATTTCCCGAAGTGGACTGGTCCCGCTGACCTCGGTGGCGTGTTCACTGCCGCCCACCACCGCCGATTCGCAGAGGACGTCGATATCTGGGTCATGGCGGATAGCGCCTCTCAGGCTGACGAGCGAGTCCGTCGGTGGGCTGGCGTCTACTTCGATGGCTGCGCCTCTGATCGGGACTGCGATTGCTGCGGTGATCGCTGGTATCGGGCGACAGAGTGGGACGAGGAGATGCGTTAACCTGCCA